TCAGTATTAACTAAACGCACAACAGTAGCACTACCAAATGTACTTGCTGCTCCTGTTGATGTCGGAGATGCTGCTTCAGCACCTTTAATCAAAGTTCTTGACATTACTCTAACTTACACTATAAAGTTATTTAGAAAGGTCCTATTGTTGAAGTAGGTGTTCCTATAACTGTAGGTGTTGAAGGACTCTTAGTAAAACCTGTTATTGATCCCTGAGTCTGGAATCCTAAAACACTAACATTAGATGCTGTTGCTCCCTGACTTGTTGTTGTTAATGGTCCTGTTGATGGAGTAAAGTTGCTAGTATAAAGTGCTTGCCCCTTTGTAAGTCTGAAATTGGAAATAGATCCATCAAATCCATATTGGGTAGCTGTGCCATTCTGATTATAATCACTAGCACCTAAGAATAATTTTTGCCCATCATCAAAACTATTCTCTCTATTACTAAAACTTCCTTGTCCAGTACCATTTATCCAAATGGTATTATTGTTGTTTGATGTGTTATTGCCATTAGAAACTCTAGTCCAAGCAATATGAGTCCAACTAGAATTATTAAACATACTGTCATTAATAAATGTATTTGTCCAATTTTCACCAGGACCACCTGAACTCTCATAGATACGAAGTCCATCTGTTCCTCTAACGTAAATATTATATGAACTTACACCAGATCCAAATAGATAACCAGAAGAGGCAGCAAGAACATTCCAAGTACTTCCCTGACTAGAATTCATCTTAACCCATGCTTCTATAGTAAAAGCACCGCTTCCTAAATCTAATGAAGAATCTGATGCAATTGTCAAACTTTCACCTGTACCAGCACTTAAACCAGTACTAATAAAATTAACAGCAGGTTGTCCAAATGGAGTATCTGTGCTTGACTGTGGAGCACCGACAGCAGTAATTGTTCCAGTAGTTACAGTTGAACCTGTTACTGTACTTTTATTACAACATAAAAGTTTGGTATTAGTTACGTTTGTTAATGGCTCAGTCGATGGTGTCAAAGATGAACCATAAAGTGCTGTTCCTTTTATAAATCTAAAATTAGAGATTTTTATATTAGATTCTAAATTAGTATTTGGATCATGATAACCACCAATACAAAATGAATCTGGGCCAGTATTTAAAGTTTGTGCTCCTGTCGTTGAATAATAAGTTCTAGTTCCATTAACAAAGAAAGAAAAATAACCACTTCTATCCTTTTGAGCACATATATGAGTCCATGTAGATGTAGGAATATTGTCTGCAACTTCAAAGTAACTCCAACTACTTCCAGAGGTCGCATACCACCATTCTAATCTCTGGTCAGTAAAAGACTCAATAGCAAATTCTCTAGTGTTATTGTTATTAGATCCTTTTGCAGCCCAAACATCCCAATTAGAATCAGTATCAGCATTTTTATATACCCAAAATTCCATTGTGTATGTGCTAGAACCTATCTGTAAATCTACATGATCCGCTATTGATAACTTGTCTCCTGTTCCATCAAAGTCAACAGAATAAGTATTACCAGTACTTCCAGATGGAGCTGCTGGTGTTGTAGAAGTATCAGCAACATTAACATTTACAGTATTACCAACATAATTCATGGAAGCATCATAAAGTTTAATAGTGATAGTTTCTGTACCCTCAGTAAGAGTATCTTCAACAAGTGTCTGAGTGAAAGAAGCAGTATTGTTTGATATAGTCACTGTCCCATTTAATGATCCAGATGTGAAATCTGCAGTGGTTATACCAGTTCCTGATAAGACATAGTTGAACTGAGTTCCATCATCCACATTAGTAGTTGTAAGAGTAGTGGTGAAACTACCACCTTCATCTATAGAAGTAGTAGATACTGATACAGTATATGTTGGTAGAGGATCAGAAGTTTGTCCCACAAAACTCATCATAGGTGAGAACGCTGTCTTTGATGCTTTTACATCAGCACTGGATTCTAAAGTATCTGTATAATCTTTTTCACAATATACAACTTCACCAGTAGGAACCATAAAACTACCTATAGTAGTACCACCAGATGTTTTTCTAGTTACAAGTAAATTGGAAGAATCGCTATTAAAGATTCTTACAACAGAAGCATTAGAAACACTAGTAGCATTTCCTAAATCTGTTTGTGCTGATAATATTTTCATTTTTTCTTACCTCTATACTTTGCTGCTGCATCTTTTAATCTTTGTACCTTTTCCTCATCAGATAGATTCTTTTTACCTTTTCTATAAGCCTTCATTTCCTTATCAAAAGGTTTATTCTTCGCAGCATCCTTTACTTGACCTTGACGAACATTAAGTTCATCATCTATTTCATCTTTAGGATTTTTATCCCAATCAGTAGCCTTTGGTCTACCTGGTGTTCCAAGTAAATCTTTAAGAATTTTCTCACCACTTTTAGCAGCAAGAACTGCTCCACCAACTTTAGCTATTGTCTTTTTAACTCCTGGAACTTTTAAAACTGCACCAGCAACATTTTCCTTTACTAATGGTTCTGGTTTAATTATATCAAAAGATTCAATTTCTGTTGGTGTAAAAGTATCTCTCCAACTATAATGATTATATGAAGCAGAAAGAACTTCTTTCTTTGTATTAGTTTTTGCTCGAATCTTTGAATAATCTATACCACATTTTTCATTTGGACCTTTACTCATATCTTTTTTATTTCCAGACCCACATACCTTTATGCCCCTAATTGTAGTTGCATTACCTTCTAACATACCCGTTAATCCCTTTAAAGTTTTAAGAGCAGCATTTTTACCAGATTTTTTAAAGTCTTTCATTAAAGGTTTTCCCAAAGTAGAAAAATCCTTTACATTAAATTGACCAGTTTCGCCAAACTTAGTAGCTTTCTTTTTAAACTTTTTAAAGGATTTACTTGTAGTTAATTGATCCTTAAAAGTATTGATACCACTTTTTATTAAACTATTAACTTCGGACATGACTTCTAAGTATCTTCATTAGTATTTAGAATCTCTTTCTTCAGCATCTTTTGCAATTCAGTTGTACTACCAACAAAAACTGCATTATTTGTAACAGAACTTGGACCTTTTGGTTTATCTTCGTCCAAATCTTTCATCTTCTTCTGAAGATCTGCTAATTTGTCAGTAATATCAGCAGTTGATTTTAATACTTGACCAGCAACTTCATATGCTCTTGGACTTGCACTTTCTCCAGCAAGTTCCATAACTCCATTTAAAGTTTCCTGTCCCTTTTCTATTAATGAATATAACTGTGCTCTTGCATACTTATAATCCTTTTCTGCATCATCAGTAATATCAGGTAATGTATCCTTTCTACGAATACATCCAGCTTCTGGTGTATTACTAACTTCTATATCAACAACATCATCTGATGTGTTAAAAGTGTCATTCAAATCAGCATAATTATTTTTCATGATTTAGATGTCTACCTTACGAGTGGGACTGTAATCTTTATTATCACCAAAGAATGTTCTTTCTTCAGTAAATCCAAAATCATCACCTGGTGGGATTAATGGATCATCATATTGATCAATAACCGTATCTTCATTATAATCTTTCTTCGCTTTTGCTTTCACACTATACCTCATCTCACGAGTAGCAGTTCTCGTATTAGTATCTGTATAGTAATCCAACTGAACCTTACGAATAAGACCATCTGTAGAATCTGCAATAGGTCCAAACATATAGGTTTTTGCTGTAAATCGCAAAGTATAAATTAATGCTCTTCTAGTTTCAAAATTACCTTCATAATCATCGGTAAAACTAATGTCCTCAAGAACCATTGGAACATCTCTTTTCTCACCAATTTGATCTGCTAAATCAATAGTTAAAGTAAATCCAGGTTGAAAGAATGGTAATATTTGTTCTACAATTTGTAAAGAATCATCTTGAAGTTTAGTGAGAACATTTAACTCAAATCCCAAATTATAAGGAACTGGCATAAAAACTTTTTTAATCTTACCACCATCTATTGTCTTAAATGTTTGAGTTATTCCTGATTTTCTTGAAGGATCATATGTAATACTATTCATCTCAAATGACATTCTTGGTAATGTCACTTGAACTGCTTTATTTAATTCTGGTTGTTGCTGAATTCTTGCTAGGAATTTTTGTCTAGGTCCATATGAAATAGGAACTTTAAGTTCCCCAATATCCTTTCCTGCAGAATCATGATGACGAATATAGACATCATTAAAAAGTGTTCCAAAAGCAACAACAGTTTTTCTTATTATTTCGTGATAAAAATAGTTCCCTAACATCAGTAAGTACCAAATGGATTTGATTCGGTAAAGTCTAAAATATCGTCACCAAAACTTTCAAACTCATCACCATCACTATATTTATCATTAGCATCATCTGAATTGTATGATCCCATATTATAAGATGCTCCAGATTCTAGACCTAGAATAGTTTCACCTTTAAAGAATCCAGAAATAGTAGATCCTATTCCAACATTACTTACTAATAGTATATTGGTATCTGAATCCCAATTCTTAACTCTTGCTTGTGCTTGTGATCTAGATCCTTGAACAAGTTCATTAAAGTGGAATGTACCAATACCAGACATAGATGGAGGTGGTGCAATTGATACATCTGGTACTGATGCATAACCACGACCAGGATTACTTACATATATGCTCTTAACAACTTGATCAGCACCTGCATATCCTATAGATGCAATTCCAATTGCAGTAGTTCCTGCACCTGGTTGAGCAATTGTTACCGTAGGTACAGTACTGTATCCAACTCCACCATCTATTAGTGTAAATCTAATAACACCATCATAAACACTCTCAATTGAACAAGTAGCTGCTGCACCTGCTCCCCCACCACCAGAAATAGTAACAGTAGGTGCGACAGTATAACCAGCACCAGCATTTGTCATTAATATTTCTTTAACTGATGTAATATTTCCAACTGTAGTTAATATACCAACTCCTCTAGCACTATCTCCTGCAGGAGATGGACTAAATGTAATTATTGGTGTAGATGAGTAATTATATCCATCATTATTCAAGAATATCTCTCTAACATATCCAGTACCTAATATTGCTTGTGCTGTTGCTGTTCTTCCAACACCTATCAAATTGAGTGTACTAATATATCCCTCATCTTGTACTTGAGTGTCAATAGCATCAATAGAAGTATCAATGATCTCATCCTCATATTCAAAGAGTTCACATTTTAATTGAAAGACATAATTCTTTCCTAACTGATAGAATGGGTCTTCGTGCTCTACAAATTTTACTTCAAATAATCTTTGTCCTAGTGGAAAATAAACAAGATCTCCTTCTCTTGGTCTAGTTGATAGTGTTACTTCACTAGTATCTGTTCCATCGTCATTTGCAGAAAGAAATGGTGATATAAAATCTTCATATCTTTCTTTAGAAATAGTAAGGATTACTTCATCCTTTAAACTCATTCCAAATTTTGTTAAAACATCACCTGCACCACCATATCCATCATAATTATTAACATATGCTTCTATAGCAAAGTTATCATCAAATTTAGATGATTGGATTTCATTAAAAATATTATCATTACCTACAAACTTTCTTGGAATGTATGTTATTTCAACACCATAAATTTTTAGATGTTCGTTTATTAAATCTTGAGCTAATCTTTGCTCTGAAGATGTACCTTGTAGAAAAAACGGATTGAGTGCCATATCTTATCACCCAATAAAATCATACGGTGGTAATTCATATTCTGAGAACATTCTTGATCTGAGTCCCTCTATTTCCCTTTCAGCATCATCAAAAATTTCTCTACCATTAAGTTCTATACCACCTGGTAACTTAACTCCACGGAATTTGATTAAATTCTGTCCCCATTGTCTCTTCATGAGAGCAGTGAGATACAATTTAAGAAAAGGATCATTATATACCTGAGTAAATGATGTAGGATCTAATGCTCTATAACAATCAAGAATAATCCAATTGTCAACACTTTCAGCACCCCAATCAATATCCAAATATAATCTATCTTGTCTCTTATTAAATCTTATTTGCTTATCAGTAGTAAGTAAATGATCAATATCCTCAAGATAGGATTTTGTCATTGC